TTGTATTCTAATATATTCCAAGCGAACTTCTCGTCGTTCTTTAGAAGTAAGTTCAAGATAATATGTTGGAAGATTCATTTTATTTACTTATTCCCAATCACGTTCAAAATATCTTTTAAAATATTTTTTATATTTAACACAAGTATATATTGAAGGAAAAACTAACAATGAAAGTATTAAAATAACAGGAAGAAAATTATATCTAAAAGGACTGATATCGCAAATGCCCCAACAAGTAAATTCGCTAATCATTAGAATGAATGAAAGCTTTACGAATAATCTCACTACCATAAGGCGTAAGATGATATTCAGTTTCTTCATTTATAGAACTAATTCTCGATTCAATAATACTATTTTTTAGAAGATATTTAATTATATTTTCATAATAAACAGTATCATTATTAAATGTATTTGGGGAAATGTTATAAATATAAGTTTTAGCGATCCAAGGCCTACCTGTTCTATCAAGCATTCCTAAAAAATTAATTATAAATGTAATAGAATTTTTCTCTTCTACCTTAATTGCTAATTGTTGAGTCACCGTTGATTTCTTTCTTCGAGTCATTGTCAATTTCCTTCTGAGTAAAATAACTGTTTAAATCTGAATAAACAGCTTGCCAACCAGGATCAATAGTCGCAGTAAAAAATTCTATTTCCTTCATTAATTTATCCTTAAGTCCAAGCTGAGAAAGCTCATAAAAAAGTTCAAAAAATCCTAAATCCTTTACAGAAAAAGTAGGATCTAAACCAGTTATAGGATTCTTAATACGTATATACTGAGCCTCATATCCTGGAATTAAAATAGGTAAAGAAGAAGTTAATGCTGAATGAATAGCAATTTGAGTAGGAGTCCGTGTTTCTTTTATCTCTTGCTTATATTTGGCTTTAAGTGGTGGCATAATGTTATCTCCTTAGTTGATTATATTATTGTATGGTTGTTTACTTTAAATGTTATTAAATTTCCTAATAAGATCTACTTTTATTTCTCCAATATTCTTTCCTTTGTTTTTCTTTTGCATTTTTAGGATCATCGTAATAACGAGATATAATTTGGCTAGCCATACCTTTAGTCATGGTGGTAATTATAGGAATACCAATTCGTTTTAAAAATTTAGTTTGTTTATCAGTAGGAGAATCTTTGCGCCATAGCGCACTAGCATCTATAAGTGGTAAGGAAATCGATCTATTTTCTTGAATCCATTTATCAGTTCCGGCAAATACTGCTCTTATCTCTTCGGCATAGCCGATAATATTAATTTTGACTTTATCCCCAGTGCGTATACGGATTTCAGTAACCCAACGTCCTAGAGCGTCTATATAAATATGAAGGGATTCAAACGAATTTATATTAAGGTAATATTCATTTTCTGCAACCTCAGACCATACTAAAGCGGAATATTGAAGAATATCCGGGTTAGGCTCAGGCGGCATAAACAGGTTAATTCTTTTGTATGCATTTAAAATATCATCAGGAGTTAAGACTGTAGCAGATTCGCTAGAACAATATGCTTTTAATTCATCAAATTGTTCAGCTACTTCCGTGAATGATTTACCCTGTAAATCAAATTCAGCAGGGAGCCCAAGAAGCGTAGGTAATCCAATAGGTTTTTTATTTTTAGTGACATCGGCAATGTCAATAATCATACAAGATTCTTTACCGACATAAAGTCTAGTGCCACGTCCTACGATTTGAGTATATAATAAAGTAGAACGGGTAGGCTTAGCTAAAATAATAGCTTCTATACTTGGTTCATCAAAGCCTTCTGTTAATACACCAACATTAATAATAATATTAATATTGCCAGCAGAGAAATCGCTTAAAATTTGAGAGCGTTCTTGTTCTTCGGTTTCACCAAGAATTATTCGTACAAGGGACCCGTTTTCTTCAAAGGCTCTCGCAAGTGATTTCGCGTGATTAACCCCAGCGGCGAAAACAATGGTTTTTTTATTAAGCGCCAAATCGTTATAAGCATTGACGATAGAGGAATTACGAATAGGATTATCAACAGCTTCCAGAAGTTGGTCTTGTTTGTATTCACCATTTTGAATCTCCACAGATGATATATCGGTTGTTGTTTTTACTCTGTATCCAGTTAATGGACTAAGCCATCCCTGTTTAATCAGATCTTGAATAGATTTATAGTAAACAATTTCTTGGAATACATCAATCAACCTAACAGAATCTGATCGTTGAGGAGTAGCAGTAACTCCTAATAACAAATCAGGATTAAAATAATCAAGTATTCTTCTATAGGATGTAGCAGCTGCGTGATGCGCTTCATCTACAACAATAGTTTTAAAATAATCTTTAGGGTATTCTTCTATTCTAGAAGAATTATCTCTACCAAGAGTAGGCACTGATGCAATTACAACATCAGTATACCCCGCTTTTTTTTCAGCTTGTTCTATACCTACAGATAATTCAGGATTGATTAATTCAATTTTAGATTTAGCTTGATTTAATAATTCAGCTCTATGAGCAAGTACAAGCATAGGTAAAGAATCTTTACGCATTAAAGGTAACTGTGCAAATAAAATAGTTTTACCAGCTCCAGTAGGGAGCACTACAAGTTGTTTCGTAATACCTTTATCCTCTGCAGAAAGTATAGCTTCAAGAGCTTCTTTTTGGTAAGGTCTCAGTTGCACAATAACCTTTCATTAAAAGTCTGAATTATCCGAATACAAAATTTCCTCTTTTACAAAAGAACATAATTTTCTATAAGGATCATCTTCAGATACGATAATATTTTTTAAAACTACATTGTTTTCAATAATGTAAACCAATTTAGAATCTAAAGATTTACTATTAATGGGAAGATATTTTTTTAGGGGATAACTTATTTTATTCATAATTTTATAGGCACCTTTATAGATGCGATAAGAGCATCTATATGAAGAATGAAATTAAATTTTTTATAAGTGTAATAATTAAGGAGCTGAGAAACTGTAAATAATTTCCCATCTAGATGAGTCATCATATGTAATAACTCTACCATATCTCCTTGATATATTTTGCGTGGATCACCTTCACCTAATACGGTTACATGAAATTCTTCTTCATTCCAAATGATTTTTTTATCTTGATATGTATATGGAAGAATAATCATTCCTGAAGAATCGGTACTAATAAAAGATAAAGATAAAGCTTCTAGCTGTTCTTGTTTTTTTGAATGAGGATCAGCATTTTCATAAGTGGTCATGCGAACATCATTCGTAAAAATAGCAGAATGTGCCTCAAAGGCCTCAAAGGCGTGTAGCATTTCCGTAAATGCCTGATGCATATCGTCCTTATCAGTATAGTCACGACATTCAATACTTATACATAAAGTCTCTACTTTTTCATAGACTGACAACATAGGTCTAAAGGTATCAGCTCCATGATCCGCTATAGTTTCTTCAAACACAGACATTAGATTTAAAATTTCTTTTTCCGGAGAAATAACAAACTGACTAAAGTCAGTAAGATCTAATTTAGATAAATTCATAATACAATCCTTAATATACTTCTGATACAATGCCAAAAACGGCATATGTATGATAGGCTATAAAAGCCAATGTTAATAGAGCTAATGGATAATTTCCAAGAATGATAAAAGCTACCACAGTAGCAGTTTGAAAAATTGTTTCTGCTCCCCAATGAGATATCAAAAAAGCTACTTTAGTATCTTTCTGCTTAAAGTAACTTTTAATAATTGAAGTAGATTCCTTAAAAGGGTTTTTTCTAAATATAAAATTTGTTAGAGTCATTAATTTGTTTCTCCTTAGGATAAAGATTCTTCAAAGCATCTGCTAAATTACCTGATGCTGATGTATCATAATTAAGTTCTTGATCCTCGTCATCTAATTTAACAACACTATAAATATTTTGTTCATTATCAACAATAGAAACCATAAAAGCTCTAACTCTATCAGGATGTTCAGAAGGGGTACCTTCAAAAGAGTCATTAGGTGAAGCCCAACCTTGACTAGTAATTGCAATACAATCCCATATCAAGGTAGTAGCATCTTGTTCTAAGATATCAAGAAGATGATATACATCAGAAGAAGTTTTTAAAAGAGTATGTTCTGTTAATATATTATTTTCAATAGTTATACCAAAAGCACAAGCTTCTGAAGGTTTATATTTTCCTGAAGAAAAATCATCTGATTCACCCTGAAAAGAAATACAAGGTTGAATTAAAGAAAATATTTCAAAAGCTATCTGCTTATTCATTATACACCTATCTTTCGTAAATAAAACATAACTAGTTTTTTGAATGTTATTTTCTATTTATCGATAGGTATAAATTGAGTAGATGGACCATTTTTGGAATCAATATCTACTGCACGCAAAGAACACGAGCGCGCTAAAAAATTAACCACTCGTATAAAATACGTATGATTAGTAAATCCAGAAGTAGGTGAAAATTCATAATACGAATTATCACTACATGATAAAATATATTTTACAATAAGAGTTTTGCCATAAATAGGATCACTATAATTAATACTAAGTAAATCATTTTTACTAAGCGTAACATTATTAAGCCTTGGTTTACCAAGCATAGTCCCATAAACTAAAGGTGGAGTTGTAGTAGGGGGTGTAGAATTATTCACTGGGATAGTAGTAGTCGGGGATGGATTACTTTCTGGAACAGTAGTAGTCGGAGATGGATCAGTAACAATGGGGGAAACTACACCAGTAGATACATACGAAAAATCTAACCTACAAACATAAATCTTAGTAGGGGGATCGTATGCCTTGGGACATTTTTCTTGAAGATCAAATACCATTTTTGGAACAGAAAGATTAGGTCTATAAGATGCGTAGAGCGCAAGTGCTCCAGCAACATGAGGAGAAGACATAGATGTACCAGAATATTGCTTAAATGAATTACCGGGAACAGACGAACTAATCGCATATCCCGGAGCAGCAAATGTTGTATATTTAGAAATGTTAGAGAAATCAGTTACAGTGTCTGAAGTAGAAGTAACTGCAGACACACTAGTAACACCAGATATACATGCTGGGTTAGCCATCCCATAGGAATAAGAATTACCAGCTGCAGCAACAACTGCTACACCATTAGCAATTAAAGTATGTACAATTGTAGTGAGATCAGGTGAGACTGTATCACATTCTCCTACCCAGAGTCTATTGGTACCAAGGCTTAAGTTAACAGAAATAATATTATATTTATCTCTTACGCTATTAGCATAGATAAGAGCACTAATAATACTTTCTTCACTAGCCGAACCATTTAATTCAAAGATATTGATACCAAGAATTTTTGCACCAGGTGCAACACCAGACATACTAGAATTGGAACCAGCAATAATACCGGAAACATGAGTACCATGCGGATGAACAGGTTTAGCAGCTCCGTCACCGATCATCTCATTACTACCGTTAGGACATGATGCATTCGACGTGAAGCAGGCTTCGCCAGCTTTCCGGCCAGCTAAAAAAGAATGAGAAAAATCTACACCAGTATCTATTACTGCTACAGTATAACCTTGACCAGTATAACCTTTACTAATCAAAGAATTTGTATTAATACGAGCAATAGAACCAGTTAAAAATGGAGTATAAGTATCAAAAGTTCTATATAAAATATCACCATTTTTAGTTTCTAATTTTATATTCTTATAAACTTTTGAATTACTAGATTCATCTTTAGCATTAGCGATAACTGGTATTGCAAGTAAGGATATAATTATAATTGGACTAAGGATTTTTTTGAATAAATTCATTATTATGATTCTTTTCCTTGCGTTTAATATTCCATCCATTTTTTCTTTATTACCTGATAGGCTTCTTCTGCACGGGCTCGTACTTCCGGGTCAACGCCGTCTGCTCGTGCTGCTAAACGTTTTCTGTTTGCGTCATGAACTTGGCGTTCGAGTCTGTCTAATTCTTCCATTTCATTTTCCTTTCAATTCGACATTAAGTAAATCATGTATTGCATTAAATTCTTTATCATATTCAGCAGTATAATCTTCAAAATCTTCTTTATGTTTTAACGCTAATTCAATTAACTTTAATTGGAATCGGTCATCCAATACTTTTAAGTTAACACGAAAATTAGTATATGCTTCTATTTCACGTTGTGCTTTTTTATCCTTTTTCCTTGTTTTCTTAACATTAGGAAAATAGGTTGTAGTACTTTCCGATTTCCACATTGGCTCATTCATTTGATTCTCCTCCGTGTTACCCTTCTTCATCATAAAGATATTCAATATTATCTAACTCGGTATCCAATTCAGCGTCTCTGATATCTTCTTCAGATAATTCCCAATCAACTACTTCATAGAAATCAGCATACCTTAATGAATGATTCATTATGATACTAAGAGGCCCTGAAAATATATTTGAACTATCGTCCATCCATCTTGGTTCAAGTAATCTTATTGTCCATCCCGATACTAGATTACCATATACACGTAAGAATGGATTATTTGTAGATTTAACTAATTTAGTTTTCATTTATTTTTCCTTTATTTTAATTATTTTTTTGTACAAGTGTGGCTTCAAACTTTTTCATATTTGCTGCCTTCTGTTCGATTAGTGCGATGTCTAGTCTTCGCTCGGCAGTAAGCCATATCTGTTCGGCAGTGGTTTTGTTAGTCGGATATGAGTTAAGAAATTCTCGCGTAGCAAGTTTGTACGCCCTTTCCAATTTTCTTATTCGTTTTGTCATAGCGCTCATATTATTTCTTCCTTATCATTAAGTTCTATATGATCTTCAAGACAATCTTGATATTCGCGCCATGCTTTAGATTGTTCCAGTGTATCTGTTGGAGTATTTAACCAAGCTTTTAAAGTTATTAATAATTTTGAATTTTTTTTAGGTTTTAACAACTCTTCTAATCGTGCTACTTCATTACGTAAACGTATAATTTCTTCATGCGAAGATTGTTTTCGAAGTCGATAATTTTCAAGTGTTAATTTTAATGTTTCTATAAACAGTATAGATGCATTTGACTTTTCGGCTTGATCTATTAAGATATAGTTTACTTCACCATCATGATCTTCTTGTGTCATTAACATTTAGTTTTCTCCTATATATCTGGGAACATCTTGTCCCAACAACCACTATGTGTACCTGTCATAATAAGCTCGCGTTGATCAGCATCAAGATATGAGAAAGCTTTTTGTGCAAGTGTACCATTCTGCCAATCTTCTAAATGAGCAATATGAACAATCATAATATTATGGATATTACAGTAATTACATTTATTAGAATAATGGGTAAAGTTAGGACTATCTTCAACATCTTGAAGACCAGTTAAATTATAATGTAAATTAGTAGACATAAGATAACCTCTTTCAAAATTCAAATATTTGTTTTTCTTTGTATGCGCCAAAAAAGATGCAGCAGCCATTCACCAAAAAATACAACTCGACGCTATATGGGGACACAACGGAATTGATTTTTAGTGAATGACTGCTACCAGTCTGCTTAGTCTTTGCGGAGTACTAAGCAGAAATTAAGAATTATGATGTAACTTTAACCCATAATTCAAATGTCTTAGTCTTTTCGTTAAACATCGAACGACCTGAAACAAAAAGATTGTCCTTGGTTGCTCGATGAATAAGACTGCTCATGAAAGAAGCCTTTTGCTTTAAACTCGTAAAAGCAATATCGATATGAGCCCATTCGTTACGACGAATAATCAAAGCTGAGTATATATTACTAATTACAGGATTAGCTTTCTTGCCTCTTCCAGATATTGTTGGTGGCTCACCTTTGATAAAGGTAACCAACTTATTCATATCGAGAATTGCAAAACGACCGGGATTTTGCATTACACGAGTCTCGTCGCTAGCAAGTATTCTAGTTGATGTTTCGATGGGCACTATAAACCTCCAAGGGTTTTTAATTTTGGCTATACTGATTTTTTTCATGACATCAGATTCTAAATATAACCAATATAAAAAGGAGATTTAATTAAAATGGATAGTCTGGAACAGAAATAATATTTTTATGGCTAGATTGATAATCAAACCCATATGCTTCTCTATATTGAACAGCATGCCAATGAGCTAAAAATATTTTTATAGCATACCGTTGAGCTTGAGAAGCAATACGAGAAGCAGGTAATTTACCTTGATCATAGATCAACTTATCCGCTAACAATGATTTAGATTTTTTAGCAGAATCCAATTTTATAGATTCTTCTTTAGCTAAATCCAGATAACCACCACTATCATTTATGTTAGTGCGTCTTTCAAGTTCACTCAAATAAAGATTGCCGTAAAAGCAATTTTCTTTATCTGAATATTTCACAAATGATTTACCGATTTCAATACATACTTCCTTAAGAGAATTATTATAAGTCTTATTATCAGGCATTAATCCAGCATAGCTCCAAAGATGTTCAGGAGTTCTAGCTTTATCAATATCTATATAATGTAACAATCGAGTAACAGTAATGGGCCCAAGACCCATTTGAGAAAGAGCCCATTCACCAACCCGAAATGTTCCACAATATCGTTTTAGGGAAGGCTTTATAGTTTGCTCAAGTTCAACAACCATATCACGAAAATATAAAAGAATGTCCTGATTATCGGAATCAGATTCATCTTCTGCCTTATTGGTTAAATCCCGACGCTTAGCGCGCAATTCCCAATATAATTGAGAAATTAAATTAACATTTTCTTTTTTTAATTGATTAGAAATCAAAAGAATATCAGGATCAATTAAAGATTCATAGGCAGATGCAGTTAGTTTACTCATCATAATAGACATCCTTAAATAGGATTATACGTTTACTTTGTATGATAAAAAAGTTTTTACTTTACGGCGTTATAAGCAAACGCCCTGATTATATTTATTAGACCAGAATTTGGTATTTTATTTGAAACACGATAGAGTCCCCAAATAGCATCTGTTATTTCTATTGATGCTTTATGTAAAACTTCATGATCAAATTCGCTAGAATTCAAACATGCATAAACATCATTATATATACTTGTATATGAAATATTCATATTAAAATCCTTTGTTTATGTTTGTAGATATGGGGGAATCGAACCCCCCGCAACGATACGTAGTCCGTGCTTCATCCAGATATCCTACCTTTATATATTGCTGGCTGGAAATCCGTCCAGTCGGTATCTTCACACGCGCTATATATAAATCTTTATTTGTGGAGTGTGTGGGAGTTGAACCCAATATGCAATCTCGCCCTGAGTCACCCCTTATACAAATACGTATAGTGGGTGCAAAGGAATCGAACCTTCATGCAATCTCGATCCATCGAGACACCCTACCTTCACAGGATATAAACCCCATAGAGTTCACTCCTATTTTTATATACAAAGTCCACCAGCCCCGCTAAGTCGCGCAACCTGCTCCTTATATATAAATTTTTATTTAAATAATAAAGATATTGTAGTAATATGAAATAATACTGCTAGGAATAGTTCCATTATTTGCTCATTGCAGCGCAGCGTTTGGCAAACTTAGGGCCCCAATAACAAGGATCCCATGGTGCCCAGTTACCAGTAACATCATATATAAGCTTACCAGCTTTAAGATTTGTTACAGCATCGAACAATGGTTCTTGTGTACAGATTTTCATTTTTTTACAAACTAGACCAGCATATTGCGGATGATCCTTTTTCCAGTGGACACCATTGATTTGTAGTAGACCACTATCTGATCTATGATCAGAACCATCGTGACCTACAAGATTACAATTTTTATCAACTATAGATCCACCAAATCGGACAGGACATCCGCCTGATTCTCTAAGAATTATTTGACCTAATTTTTTCCATGTATCTTCTGGCCATCCTGCTTCAGTAGCAAGTTTTGGTAACCATGATATATCACCATGTTTAAAAATAGGTAATGATTTTTCAGTTACAACTCTTTCTTCTACATGAGTTTTTTTAAAAGAAACATTTGAAATAGCAACAACTGTTACTGATGTAACAGAAGGTTGAAGATCAGGTACATCTTTAGCGGTAACTATTTGTGAACCTATTCCAAGAAAAGAATAGGCACATATAATAGAAATTAATTTTGGGTATTGTTTTATATACGTAATTATTTTAAGCATTTATTCGTTTGCTCACTTTCGTTCTTGTTTGCGAAACAGAATCATTTCGCATTAGTATAACTTGGTGTTCAACCGAAGATTTGTGTGTGACACATATCAAATGTCCATCACAGTTGGCAGGTTGCCATCTCCGACTTCACAGTATTATTATCTGTTTATGTTAGGGATTATTCCCTGCCCGCTAGTAAACGGGCATGTTCTAAGTATATCATATAGATAACCCTAAATAGGGCTCATAAAAACTAAAAAGACTCTACAATTCTAAAAACGCTAAAGTAAAAATACCTTCGTTGTTTAACTTGTTAACATCGTAACAAGCAAGAATTATAGAGTCGTTAAAGTAAAGCCTTCTTTATATAGTACTCTCTGAATTTAAAAATACTTGGTTTTGCTCGGCATTTAGTCTAAAGATTCCACGTGATGCAGAAGTAAAACGTGTTGGATTCTTACGGATGTATAGATATACCGATTGTACAGTACATGATACAGCAGTAGCGATATCCATTGGTTTTACCAATGCATTAACATGATTGTTAACATAATTCTGTATTAACAAAGATTTGCTGGGTGTTCTCATTTTGTTATTTCTCCTTGGCAGTTTGCCATTGGTATTGATTTATAACATATATATAGATATATAAATAGATAAGCTTTTTTAGAGTTAATATATAATTACTTAACTTATTATATCATACCCATTACAAATCATAGATACAATATAGATACTTTTTTAAAAAAGGTATATAATTTTGGGTGTCTAACATTTTTGGATGATATTAGACAATACATCAATCATATTGCAAGGGTATAATCATTTCTAATTTTCAAAAGATGTTGATAATAATTTTGCAAATCTTGCCAAGTTAAAATATATTTAGAGAGAAGATTATCGATTTTTTTTAAATCAGACATCTTACTAAGCTCTAAGTCAAGTTCATAAAAAATTATAGTTAATTGAGGAGTAGCTTTTTCAATTGCACTCAAGCAATCCAAAAGTTCAGCTTGACCCAACATAAGATAATTAGCTACATCAATAGATTTTTGGGTATCATTATTTTTATCTTCCATAAACTCCCTTATGAATAAATATCTTAGTACTTTTAATGCCCTTAAAATAGATAGCTAAACGCAATCGGTAAGCGTTACTGATGTGAATCGGGGGGTAATTGATTCACATCAAATGAGTTTACTGGAGGGTAAATTCGTCTCATTCAGCACCACTTTAAGGGCAATAAAAATACTAAGCTTGTAGTATCTCTGTTATTTTATATGTATTTAAAGTATACTATACTAAAATAGATGAATCAAGTTGTATAATATTAACTGCTTTATATATGTTTTGGTTCCATATAGAACATAGTGGAACCATATATAACGATATGGTATAATGGCATGTGCGAAAAACAACATGTTCTAAATGTGGTAAACCTAATGATAGGTTACCGCAAAAATATTGTAAAGTATGTCATGCCACATATGCAAGAAATACTCGTCCAAAATATAACGAACTTACAGATTTACAAAAATTTAAAGCCAATGCTAGGTCCTATACAAAGGTTTATCTTAAGCGAAAAAAGCTTATTAAACAACCTTGTCAAGTCTGTCAAAATAATGAATCACAAATGCATCATCCTGATTACAATAAACCATTAGATGTTATTTGGCTTTGTCGCGAACACCATCTAGCAGAACATGCTAAAAATGACGTAATAATAGAAAAAATTCAAAAAACTATTGAAGTACAAGTAGGTACAACAGTTTTAGAAGTAATGGTTATAATAGACAAACCTATATAAACATCTATGAACCCCATTTGATTGGTCGTTGCACTGAAGACATAGTGACTGCTGATGGATTTCGACTTATCTTTTCTAATTCATTTATCTTATCTATCATTTCATTTAACTTAAGTATGATCTGAGACTGCATAGCTTTTGTTATATCGTCTATTAATTTTTCAATCATATTGATTTTCCTTGATTATTTTTTTATTTTTATAATAATTGTGCCATTTTTCCATGTTATCAGGTGTTAAACAAAATAGGAAAGATCTTATTATTCCGTCACCAAAATGACAAGCAATTAACCAACGCCCTCTAACCGTAAGTCTTGATTTAATCATTTAATTTCTCCTATATCCATATAATTAAAAAAATCCCCCACCAATGCCCATAAGGCAAAGGTGAGGGATCTTAATTTCAACTAGCTTTAACGGTGGATCCGCTAAATACAACTGGACTCTTTTGACCACAATAGCGTTGATACTCTATCGGATCAGTGAACACATGAACATCACCATCATCATTTATCACTTCCCATTGGGTAGTTTTAATTTGATTAATAGCGATAGTCCCATCATCTTTAGCTGTAATAGTTACACGATTAGCTATACCATAATGTTGTAGAGCACGCTCTAAATATGGAAACACTAAACGATTCATAACTAATTGATCGGTAATCTTACCACTAGAAGTAGCATGCTTTAATGAAGCAGAATACAGACCAAGCACTAGATCATGACGATCAGATTCTTGTTCATATAGCTCGATCTTATTCACAATATTTTGGTACAAATTGTCCCAACCAGAGCGGTCTACATAACCGCCTTGATCAGCGGTCATTTGACTGTTAACATTATAAATATCCATACGAAATTTGCGCAAAATTGGTAACGCATGAAAACTCATACGATAACCAATTTGATGTACAAACTCAGATGGACGAGCATTCTCCTGAGCCCATTCTTGTACGCGTTTAGCATACGCATTATAATGGGTTTTACAAAGATCATTGAGTTGAGTAATAACACCTTCGTGCTTCTCGACCCATTGACCCTTCTTAAGATAACCATCGAAACGACGACTATCCCAAAGGGCACGATCTACAGGAAGTCCAGATTTAATAACTTCATTAACCATAGTTATTGCATCTTCTTGAATAGCATCACGGTCTTGAGCAATTGCAGTTTGGATGAAGCCATCAATAGCATCTTCTAAACTGCATAATTGTAAAGGCCTATGCTTGGAAAATACTGATGAATATAACATAGAGGCATTGACAAACTTGCCAACACTTCCAGTCGTCATACTGGTACGAATATCAGTAAGAACATCTTCACGAGTATAGCTTTCACCTACACGCTTAGGGGGTGGATTGATTTGACTGGGTAAGCCAACATATGCAACTGTTTGCTGAATCAAAGCTTCAGATAACCGTTGAGGCCAACCCCTACCAGATACTATCGGAAATGTAATCTTTTCACCAGTAGAGGTAAGCCAATGAGGATTCCAATGACCTTCTACATATTTAAAGATTGAATATTCACCTATACCATTAGGTGAACGAACCACGACAACAACTTTTTCTCCATCCATATCTCCGCCTTGGAATTGGCGATAGAATAGTTTAAAGAAATCGTCAGCATCGTGACCACCATGAGATTCATACATTTCAATCCAGTCAATATCATTTACGACATGTACTTCAAGTGCTTGAAGGCGTTGGATAGTACCCTCTTCCACCTCTATATCATAACCAGCCATCCGAGCTAAAGACTCAGATATAATCTGTTCATAAACAGCACATGGGATAGGGATTTTAGTACGCATTGGTTTAGCGTGGCTAGTAGCTAATGTTTCAAACATCCATGGAGATTCAGTAACCTTCATCCCCATAGCTACCCAACGATAACCCACATATTGCATACGGGCTTGAGCTTCTTCGTCTTCAGAATCAGACTTATCACGCCAAGTGCGTTGATAAATATTTTTCCAATTACTTAAAAGCTTACCTTCAGTAGCTTCCTGAAACATCTTTTTATACTCTTCAGTAAGCCAATATTCCATTTCGCTTTTAGTGAAAAGCTGTGGAAGATTGATCATGGTTTGATCATCTGTATGAACACGGGACTTAGCATTTTGAGGCTCAGCCTGAAATAGCCAACCGTTCTCATAAAGAATTTCATTCTTAAGATTACCTGACCAACTGATTACATCGATACCTTCTGGTATATGTTTAGAAACTAAAGCATTCCCTTTCAAGAATGTATCTGGGCCAATAATACGACAATTAACAACCTTACAATGAAGAAGGTCATTAATTGCTTTTTGGCGCATACGAGGATTATAATAATACTCATTAGGATCGTTAGTATCACCTGCTTCAAAAGTAGGTAGATTATCAATGCCAGCTTTGATTAAACGAGGATGGATAATAAATCCACCATCTAATAGACGATCAACTTGATCTTCAGGATAATCTGGGTTATCATCAAATGTATACCTACTAAATTCATCAGCGCTAACATACTGAACTTTGATTTCATTTATATTAAAATGAGCATTAATCAAGGTCGGACGGTGGAATGCTTTTAACCGTTTAGGTGTTTTAGAACCACCTTTAACCTTGAATCCCATTGAATTAAAAACTGACATCCATTCAGTATTATTACCTATTTGAGTAATAACAATTTTAGTTTTATCCACCAAAGCATATTGAACGCTAGGGTGATTAATAATTTGCTGAACCTGAGTAAACTCATGTTCGTTAGTAGGAATAGGAATAGACCCTACTCGAAAATACGGTTCACCAGAATGGAGTAAAGCTTGGCGCATAGCACCAATCTCATAAAAACCAAACTGATAATTATTTACACTGCGTAGAGGCCCATTGGCATATCCAATGGACCTCAGCTTCGGTTGAATTGGCATTAGTAATACCCTCCATAATTGATTCCGATTTAATTAAAGTGTTGGTGTAACTGATGCACGCCTTGTTGCTACATAAGCGTTGTATTTCTTAGTATATTTATTAATAAAATTATATACCTTACGAATAACACGGACTGGGATAGTTATAACTTGGATTATAGTCAAGAATATCTTACCTAAATCTCCTAAAGCTATACGCCATTTAGTCCATTCAACATGGAAATTATCCCAATAAAATTTAGTACGATTACCACCTTGAGATATAGCAATAGGTGTATCCATATTCCAATTTAAGAAAGCGTAACCTGGAACTGATAATACAGTTGAGATCAATGCTGCACCTAAGGCTATTAGTCCAGCAGCACTAAACGCTACACCTAATATGAATGATAAGAATATAGATACAACCATATTAACCCATTTAAATTTATGAGCATTTTTGCGCCAAATAGAAAATCTTGCCGCAAACATCATCTCAATAAGAGTTGATGCCATAGCTAATACAATCATCATCTGAAATAACATTTTGATTTACCCCAATCATTGTATGGCTTTGTATGAATAAAAAAAATATTTATTAAACTTAGATTAAAAGTGGAAGCTGATGATGTTAAAGTCTCAGGAACTTAAACACCACCAACTTCCACGTATTGCCTTGGGGTTAGTTACCCCAAGTTAGAACTGCTGATTCAACTGCAGCTTCAGCATTAGGTGCGGACACACTGACAGAGTTGTCAGAAGTATTAGCACGAGCGCTATTAGTCCACAAGTCAATTGGGACTTCCTTGCCACTTACGACCAACTTGAAACGCCCACAAGGAGCGGAAGTTGGATCATAGATGTCTTGAAGATCCATTTTGCTTGGATCTTTCTTATCGACAAGGATACGCTGTTGCGCACCAGACCAAGTAGTTGCCCATTGCTGGCTCAAACGAACCAGATCATTGGCTTCCTTATTGGCTTGGTTAATACGCTCTTGACTCCAACTTTCAGTAGCAGACTTTTCACGAGTCTGTTGCTTCTGAATTGCAGCCTGCTTACGCAGTTTATAAATACGCTTAAAGTTCTCAGCCGACGCATCGACAAGGTCAAGATAACCTTGCTGAGTCATTGACTGAGTACGATCTGAACGACCTAACTCAAAGCTTGTAACTTCTGGGCCTTCCATATCAACATCGTTGATACGCGGCATCTGATAGCATTCCTTAATGCGACCTGGGTTCGTCATCGAACCCATCGCATCGGCTGCACCAGCTGCTTTAAACGCTGAAACCAATTGGTTAATACCTTCTTGGTTAGAGTTAAATTGCTGCCAGAACAAGTTCATGCCCGAAGCGAAACGCATACCCATCTGCTCTAGAGTCGCAATGAATTGCTCATCTGTGATCTGATTTTCTACAGGGATATTGCGCATAGCAATTTTGCGTAACAGACTAGGAAGAGTAATAACTTCTCCGTCAATTACGATTTCCACATTCATCTTGACTGGCTTAAGAATGCCAGTTACAAGCTTAGTGGTTGTGCCCTGCTTTGCTGAAGTATGGTCAATGACCGAAATTCGGTGAAGCCGAGCTGATTCTAAGGTTACATAACCTGGAAACTCTTGACCCGCAAAGCTAGCATTGAATGGAACACGACGACCTTTAACCAAAGTGGTTGTGCGGCCTGCCGTATTAAGTGAACCTGGATCTGTGATTAAGGTACTGAAATCTGTGCCATCGGCAAAGATATCAAAGATAGTATCTAATTGGGACATTATATTTACTCCTTAAAGTAATAATAGGATAGGTATGTTTATTTGGACGTATAATATTATGGTGTAAAATAGAGAGGTTAATCTCGTATTTTTTGGATGATAATCAAGGGTTCATAAGACCCCTGATTAGCATACAAGTGGATTAACGCTTTTCAGTATGTGCCTTAACGAATGCTTGAATGTAATCCTTAGTCACTAGAAAAACAGTGACTGGGAATAGGATGACTTCGCGCAATAAGCCAGACTTATTACGCATTAGCATCGTCCTTTAAAACTACAGCAACAGCATAATCGCCTGAAGCAAGCTTCTTATTAAGACTTAACTTGCTATTAAGACTAGCAAGAAATCGTTCCGTATGGAATTGATTTGCTCGCACAACTCCTTGATAAGGAGCTGTGATAATCTTGGTTGCTGACTTGCCAAGAGTCTTAACGACTTCGACAACAGCAGTACCTGCAGCTAGACTAGTGTCTACTACAGCAACCAATGGAGCAAAAGCAATTTTGCTTGTAAAATAAGTAGCCCGGCTGATACCGTTCTTAATTTGATATTTAACTTTACTCACAATAATCTCCTTTCAATAGAGATTGTTAGTTTAGTTTTAATGGCATATTAACATATAACTGCAGAAAGCTACATATGCCAGATAGCTATCCAGGTATAATCTTAATTATTTATCTAGGTAATTGGTTACAGACTGAGTCACTGAAGCAAACGCTGCTACAGCAAGACCTGAGCCTACAACATTAACCCATTCTTGTGTTGAGCCAAGACCGAATGCGCCCAAAATGTTCACATCGCCAAGCCAAACTAGCAAGACTGAAGTTAAGATAAACAGTCTATCTGGATTACCAAGGAATGGGATCTTGCCTACGGCAGGGACTAGATCCGTAACTACTGTTACTACAGTTGAGGCGATAAGCCCAACTAGGACGAGCATTGCTACTGTATACATTACTTACTTCCTTTCAAGGAAAGTATTAATATGAATGTGATTAATTACTAATGGGCATTAATTAGTTATCTTGTTTTTTTGTATGATAATAAAACCTAATAAACCCAAGGGTTATGAAGGCTATTGTTATTATCAAAACACTGAGTTTACTAGGCCTGTTCATACGAACATTAGTTCCTTAATATTGATCATTAACTTGGCAATCATTACGGTGTCTTGCGCTCGTCTTAAAACGAGTACACAAGAACAGTAATTCGCCAATTGAGCAGTCCTTAGAATCGAAATCGAAATCTGCGAACCACATTGTTAATTTATTAGGCGCTTGATATGCGCCTGCTATTTGACGATCTTGACTTTGCTCCCACCAAGAATACTCGGTGTCGCCAAAAGAAAGATCATACAATTCGTTAAGATGTAAGGTGCTTAACAATAAAGCTGCGTCACCAAATGATATCTTAGGTAAGGGAAGAAGAGGCTCTGATAATACAGCCCCATTTCCGTAGGATGGATGATTGCGTTTTCCCATATTAGGTTACTCCTGAGTTTGAGAGTGTTATTAACACTCTATTTAGTTGGATTAATTTGTCTAGACAGGCATCACAAATGAGTCCTGAATAGTCATAACCATCAAAGTTGGATTGGTCTTCAGATCTGATAGATATTTTAGACGCACCAGCTGGATGTTCGTGAATAAGATCTAACACTTCAAGATAGATGATAGCCTTTTCACATATAATACAAGGTGTTAAATCAAGATCGACCATGCTTAGCGACCTGCCTTTGTAAGAATTTGGATACCTTCCAATCTTCAATAGGCTCTTTAGCATTTGCTTCGACCCATCTGAATATATGGAAGATACTCCATATTAAAATTACCACAAAAAATAATGAGAACATCATTTTAATTAACTCCTATTCTTTCGTAGGTTTGTTATAGTTTTGCGCGATTTGCTCAAACGCTTCTTCAGAGTCATGATCATATGGATGATTGGTATCATGTAGATCAGGATCATAGACAGTGCTTAAGCGATTACTGATTCTAATCTCAGGAATAGCTGTTTGTATTGCATCAAGTAAAGCATTAGTTCGATGCTTTGCCACATAACGCTCATACCTACGCACGCGTATAGCTGTAATCTTAGCTGTAAAGAACATTACATTTATTACGATTAATGATACTGTTAATAGACTCATGTTTCTCCTTAAGAGAATAATATAATTATATTAATGAATAATAGGTTACTAGCCTAGGGTCTTAATTAAGACCCCAGACTAATAGCCCGTCTTTATTGAGTTGACCAAAATAGGTCAAGCTATCACCACTAGGAAGTTTTTCCCACTTCCAACAGTTAGTGCAACATGGATCACCTTCGGTGTCATGTCCCGCGTGCCTAAGTGAATGATGTCCAGTGGACTTATTAATATCAAGCACTCTAGCTAGATGCGGGAAAGTGTTAAATAACTTGACACAACAATCGTGACACATATGAGCTTTATCAAGCCGATCATATTCATGTGCCACATAAGGATATGATTCATCATCACAAGCTCTATCGGTGAAACCACCGTAGTAGCCACCGAATCCACTTAGTTCTAGACCATTGTCTAGACCGTTATTACAGGATTCTACAGGTGATAATTTTCCACAACCTTGGCAATGCCATTGACTAACACATTCTACGCCTACTCCTTCAAGGAAATCTCCTTGAGGTAGTTGTTTGTAATAATGTTTTTCAGCCATTAGATTCTCCTTTCATGAGACTGTTGGTCAATCAACTTCGTTTTGCTCAACGCTGTTTAACCCTTGATGATCAAGCTCATCAATATCGATTTCTCTAGGCTCAAGTTTCCAAGCAAGATTCCAGATGTCTGCAATCAACAAGGCTTGGTAACTATCTTTACAAGTAATTTTAAGTATCTGAGTATCTGAGCTATCTCCTGTTGGGCTTTCTACCCAGATCTCTATAATCTTATCAATAACAGTTATTGAATGCGGAATGCCTTTCATATGATTACTCCTTAGGTAGTAGATTTAATTAATTGTTGCCAACACATAAAGCCTTTAGTTATCCAATTTGTCGGATAAGTATATACAGTCCAAGGTTCTGGACAATTAGCTTCAGCATAAAATGACCAATCGCTTTTAGTCCAATCACTTTGTTCTGACATATTATTATCAATATAAAGAACTCTAGCATTTGCTAAAGGATCATTACATTTAACGACATTATATTCAGTAGGTGTAATTCCTTCTGTATCAATTGATTCAACAAAAGCATACGAAAAGCTTTCTGTAACACAATCGCCTACAGATAGACTATTATAGTGAGTTTTATTATTGAATAATGATACTACAAATCCAAAGATTATTAATATAATCCATAATTTGATAAACCAGTTTCTACGAAGAAACCAATTTTTTACTGATATTAAATATTTCATATGATTTCTCCTTAGGTAGTATTTGAATATTAGCATATTAATACAACGCTTTTCCTGCATATGCCAGACAGTACCATAATGTCGCCCTTGTATCAAAGACCAAGCCACCATATTTAGCTTCCCGCGGCTGGGAAGATCTGTTAAACGGGCTCAGGACTAGTAAGTGACTCGAAAACACATTCAACGAATGGCTTACACGCTGTTGACCATTCCTTTAGCTTAAGTTCATAAGCAATAGCTGGTTTTTCAGGCGCGTCGAGCAATCCTTTGAGTCCTACAACCAATGTGTTGAAGACATCTTGTGGTGGATACCACCGTTTACCGAATATGTCTTGGAAAGAGCCGATAAGTTGATCGACTGCTTCTGCGACACGGTATTCTTCTACTTGAGCTGGATATATAGCCATGTTATTCCCTTTCTTTGATGAATTTGTAAGAGATGTCATTTGGGGTGAATACAACCAAGAGGCTTCTTACTACCCCATAGTTACGGTCTTTGCGAAAGTGTTCCCAGTTTTCCATACTGTTGGGCATAATAGTATAGAGAGAAGATTTAATAATCCCATAGGGGACTTGACCTTCTCCATCGTTGCGGGCGATGTACCAAAGGGCTTTGTATGAAAGTCTCGACCTACTCATTATACACCTTCCTTAAAAGAATCAATTACTGCTTCCAGCTTATTTAATGCTGGTTGTTCGATCTCATTGAAGATTCGGTATGCCGCGTCTTCTTCATCGAGGTATGTCTCTCTTGCTGAAGAGACGCCCGTCACATTGGCTGAGTTCCAGACGTGATCATACTTCGCTTGTGCTAGCCCGAGCGCAATGTAGTAGTTCTTTCTCGGGATTTTGACTGTGGCATCGTAAATGTCCCGTGCGTCAGCAATGAGGTCATCATTGGTCTTCATCCACTTGCGCGGCATCCACACGATGTTCCCACCGTAGCTGCGGACTTCGCTCTTAACGACACCGTGCTCGTCAAACTTCGAGGTCAAGAACTTCTGGACTAAAGCGACCATGTGGTTGATTTCTGGATTAAAATCGCTTAACCCGAGGGCTACGCACATAGCACCTTCTGCCTTGCGCAGCGCGAAAAAGCACTCTAATGGCTTATCGTCATTAGCGATAAGTCTACCGATTGATTTTGTTGCCATGATACTTCCTTCCGTCAAGGATTTGTCAGTTTCAAATCCACCAAGGGGACTAATCCCCACTTATTCCTACTAAAAGTCTAGGGACTAATAATATTTTTTAGAATGCCTGAGCCAGCACGCGTAGGGGAACGCGCACCGACTCAGACAGATTATGCTCGCAACCTAGAAGGGCGCAAGCTCCGATGAAACTGGTGTCTCCAAGAGGGTGGCACCTTGACGGTCAACTTTGACAAACGCCCGCAAAAGAGCGATGTTCCCGTTGAGCGGGTTAACTGGCAGTTCGCCCAAAGACCAGTCAGCCACTACATCATCAGCGAGATAAATGCCACGCTTATTGATAGAGTACTCTGACCCGTCCTTCCGCTTCAGGTTAGCGACCTTTACAGCCGTCAACACGAAGTCGTCCACCGCATTGACCAAAGCCAAGCGACAGTTACTCATCTGGAACTCGTTGGTCACGGGGTCAATAGCAACTCCGTCGATCAACGCCTGAGCAACTCGCAGAACTTCGCGGTTGGTGGTTGGGTCGAGCCAGAGGGTGTACTGGACATCGAGAGCCAATGGACTTTTGCCGATGACGGGTATAACTGTCACTGGCACTGCGCGAGTGGTGAACTCTACACCAGTCGCCTTTACTAGATGGGTGAACTCTTGTACGAGCTCACTGATTCGTGTTATGAGAAGCATTTTACGCTCCCCTTTCCGTTAATATACACCGAACACTCTGTGAACGATGTAGTCGGGGTTTCTGACCCCACTTATTCCACGGCTAGACCCGTTATGGGACTTTCCGCAGAACAGGGACTTGAGTAAACAAATCCCCACTTATTCCCACGGTTGAAGCCGTTAGGAAACTTTAGAATGGTGGACGGGGTGGGTTAGCACTTGACCAATTTAGAATCAAGATTATCATATTATAATCCTAAGTCTTTAAGACCACCGATCAAGATGTCCAACAATGACTCCTGACCACGAGCAGGCGACTGGAATAGCACACGATCCACCAGACCATAGCGAACGTGCGCAGTAGCCTTAACATATGCCTCTTTGCCCTCATGCCAGACAAGTTCGTAAGCCATCTTGGGGTCTGTTAGCCAACGGTAATAGCATACAGCAGCATAACCAGGGTTTCTTGCTTGTTTGAATTCCTTGATCATATCTTTCTGTATGGTAGCCAGGTCACGGGAGTTAAAGTATGCACACCAGACTTTGAAGGCACGGGAATTTGAATTGCTCATCTCATCCCTTCGTACTTGCTTTTGCTTATCCCAAGCCCGGAGTTTACGTGCATACCTAGTATTGAAGGACTCCAGCCACACCATTTGTGCATCAGTGAGTGTTGGCACTGCAGCTCGAACAAGTGGTATTAGTGTTGAATTCTGGCGCATGAAGATAGTGCCATCCTTCTCCTCATTTACCTTCTGTGTTGCTTCTGCATACCGCTTCATCATTGTGGCAAAGATACCGTCCTCCATTGTGTCTAATGGTATCTGTTCAGCAATGGCTTTTGGCAGGCGCTTTTCAAAGAACTTGTCAATCTTAAGACCATTATTGACAATATCCTCCACCATTGAATCCCACATGTCCTGAACTCCATTTTCGATGTATTTGAATGCATCAACGTTTGTTGTTTGTGCTGTTGCGTCAATGATATCATTACCTGTTGCTGGCAGCTCAAGTGGATAAGATGGTCCATATACACTCGCCCTAACAATCATGCAGTTTACATATTTACCAAAGCCAGGGTTATCCATTTGGTTAACAATCATTGTAAGTCCATCATCCCTTGTCATCTTGCGGTTGCTATAGACAGTATTGGAGATGAGCTTATTCAGATTGTTGCTGATGTTTGTGTTTGCGAGCAGATAACCCATCGGCAGTGTTGCTTGAGCCAAATCAATTATCTGAACTGCAGCTTCATTAACCCGCATGAATGGCATTGTATCTGCATCATACCTGTTGATTGAATAACCACCTGGACCGTTTGGTGAGCGGATGATGACCACTACATCGATTGCTTCGTCTGCATTAGTAGGTATGTCAAGATCTTCTGGGATTACTCCACCAAACATCATTTTGCCATTGATGGTTGGATCACTTGACCACAGTTTAATGCGGATGAACCTAGCCATATCACCATCTTGGTCCCATGTATCATGTAGCTCTGCAGTTTGTACAAAGCGATTACCTGGGATTATTGCACCAAAACGAGGATCAAACCACACTAAGTTGTTCTTTGATTCTGGGAGATTTTGTCCACCAAGAATTTGTAGAGCCTCATGTGTGATTACTGGTGCAAAGAAAGCGTTATACATTGGCAGCCAGAATGAGTTATTTGATAGTGCAGCGCGCATCCTGTTAGCCAATTGTCCAAAGGCAAGGTGGATGAATGTTGAGCTATCAATTATGGAATGACCATTATTCTGCCATTTATCGGCATTTGAGTGCCATTCCGATATCTCGTTGCTTTGTTGGTCAATGTTTTCTTTCTGCTGGTTCTCATCTGGATTTACTTTAATCCATGTTGGTATCTCACCCTTTGCAATTTCTGATTTGAATTCCGTGAGTAATGAATCTAACTCCAACTTGAACCTATCTTGAGTAAACAACCATGGGTTATTAACTGCTGATTGGATGTCCCAAGATACTGGATAACTAGTGTCCATCGGCCAAGCTGTGAATGTCCAGTTATTTGATACCCTGACCATTTCCTTCTTTACCGCTGAGCTGTGGTACACAACATCTGCACCAATGTCATCATCAGTCACAACGTGGAATAATCCTTTAATTAATCCACCGCTGAAAGTTAACCGTCCAAGGAATGTATGACGGCCATGATTTATTGCACCAATCATTTTGCGCTTAGCCTCTGCTTCCATAGCAAAGCACATCTTGACCATTACGGATTTCCGGATGAAGATTGGGCCATCGAACATGACTTCTTCGTCTGAAGAGTATGTTAGGCCATTTTCCTCATAGTATGAGCTAATCCATTCATTAGTGTATTCCATGAATGTTAGTTTGTCCATTGATCCAGATTTGTATATCTCACTGAACCTGGCAATTTCCTGAGCACGCTTTGATGTTTTCTTCATGTCAAGCGCACGGATACCAAGATCAGACAGAGTCCACTCAGTATCTTTGCGTGTCTTAAGGAAGAAAGCATGGGTTGCATTAGCCCAGGCAAAGTTTGCTTCATCAACAAGATTAGTGATGTCTCCACCATCTTTCTGGCACCATGTCTTAAGGTCCCGAATTTGTATCATCTTAAGATTGAATTTCTTCCCACGGTTAGAGAGTTTGTCCATTAACAGACCATACTCCCATGAATCGCCAGTTGGAATCGGCAGCAAGTACATATTGTGATTGTAGTCACCATTAGGTCCTGTGCGAATTGTGTGGCCCATCAGATATGGTTTGTTTGTTGATAGCGCAGTAGTATAACCAAGCGCCTCTTGTGGTGTTGGGTCATTTGTGACCGTGTGGAAGAAGTCATTCATGAATGAGAACACTTCTTGTCCTTTCTCTAGTGGTTTATTGGTATCCACAGTTTTACCTCCTGTGTCTTGTTGTGGTTGTGTTATTATTTTGTCTGGCTGCATTTCTGTTCCCTCCTTAGGGATTGTTGGTTCTGATAGAGGTTCTCCTCCTCCATTATCGCGTAACTCTTTGCGAATTTTCATGAGTAAAATACCCAACCAGTTTTCACCAGTAGGACATTTTGCGCATGTGCATTTACCCCAGTAGCTATCGTGCCAATAGTTTATCTCGGCAATTTCGATATCTCCTGTGTCAAGGAGTTTCTGCGCAAGATCATTACCAGGCTTAAACTTTTCCCTTAAGCCATAGTCCATAACCTTGAACTTTATCTCATTCCAATTTGTCCTGACAGTAAGGTTCCTACCCTTAGCTCTTGCAACTGATGGATGAATGGATGTCATCTTGCGGCGGATGTTGATATCCGTGGTCTTCATAGCCTGGTAAAAGTTTTCTACCGAACTATATGTTATACCCTGGTACACAATGTCGCATCGTTCGAAGTTTGATAAGAACGTGCCCTTTGTTCCCAGTATCTCCATTGCTGGGTCTCCTTGTGGTTGTGGGTTGTTTATTTCATTCATTTTATTTATCTCCCTTCAAGAGATCTTTGATATTGGTAACATCAATGCGAACTATTGCTTTGCCTACTGACAAGGCATACCTAACACAATTAGCCGTACCACCACTGGTGCCATCCCATACTGCAACAAGCGCATCACAGTTATCTACCATCCACTGATTGCGGATTTGCATTTTGGCAGGATCGTAACCACCCTCTGATACAACAACTACCTCTTTTGCATAAGATAGCATTTTGCTATAGGTATCTTTGCTGCTCTTTGGCCAGTTACCCTCTTGACCCACAAATGGAGATGCAACAATAAATGGCAACCCCAAACTATGTGCAACACGTGCAGCATCTTGATCTACACCAAGAGCACCACCAGTGATTACAGTGATTTCATGTGTATCACCGAATTTGGTAATTGCTCGTTTTAGTGCATCTTCAATGGCTTGTTTTACTGCGATGCGCAATGGATGAGCATTGTTGTATCCTCCAATTTTATTTGGACGATGCCCGGTAAAGGCAATCTTGTATGGCTGTTTCATTATTCCCTCCTTAGGGATTGGTATTGATTGTTTGACCATGTCTTTGAATTTACTAATGCCATGACTGTCAATCATGCTTTGATACTGAGAATACCCAGCATCTCCTGCTTCTAGCTCGTGCTCACTCATTATTCTATCTCCTTTTTCTTGTTGTCTTGTAGGTTTTCCTTAATCCATTTGTTGATTGAATGGTTAAGATCGTCCTCCAATCGTGTATTGTGCTTACCCAGTAATTGAGTAATCTCAAATGCTCTTGGAGTTAACGAAGCATGCCCGATCCAATGTTTTGTGATTGCGTCTTTGAACCCAACCACATATATTGTTTTATCCATGACTCTATCTCCGTATGTTCCAATGCAGTTATTTTGTATGCCTCCCCATTCTGCTAGGGTATGTGTATCTTCCGCAATATGGAATGTGATATTTGGGAGTATTACTTGATTATGGAATTCTTTCAATATCTTTGGATAAGAAAGTTTCCTATTCAAACCCTGATATTTAAGTGATTCAATAACAAGATAATCATGGAGATCTGTGAGTCCAAGTTTCTGGTCCCTTATATGGTTGATTACAATCCGCCGTGCATTACCCCGTGGTATTTGCTTAAACATATTTACAGAATCCACAAGTAAATATCGTAGGTCTCGTGGATCAGTTCTCATCACATCAGTAATATCACCCATAAGTTTCTTCGATGAAATCCCAGTCTCTTTGTTATGCACGAATGTCTTAACAAAAACTGATATTTCCTTATTAAGGTCAAGACTTTGCAAATCGTGGATTATACTAAATGTATGGGGTACCATGTCAAAGAATGCTGAAGGGAGGAGTTTAAAGGACCTTACTATCCCTAATGCAACACCTAACTGATCAAGGGTTTTGATATGTTCTAGTCCCTCAAATGCATTTTTACTTAGACCATCTATTCCTGATTTCCCATATACAGTATTAAGTAGATTCTTAATGTTTTGTCCCTCATTCCTCCAGGCTGATAATACCTTTAGGTTACGCTGTCCAATACCATACAATTGTAATCCCGGTAAAGCGTGCCTTACAGTTTTATCGGGTTTAACATATTGGAGTATTGGCATTACTTTGCTAGGTGGGTATATTGATTGCAACAACATATAAGTATCAGAGATAGCCCATGATAGAGGTGAACGCCACAAGATTCCACTAAACTCTTTTATGTGAGTATCTGCCATCCCCCAGCATGGCGTTTTCGTTTTATTGTTAGTCCACATTAATCTAACCCCATCAATTGTTTCGTTAACAAGAAGAACATGTTGAAATTCCTTCTTAAATACAGGGCTATTCTTCTTATATTGCTCCTCATACACTGAATAGAAATATCCAGTATAATGGATCCTCCATCCACTATATGTTTTCCCATCTTCCCTTACCTTAGGCTTTTGACGCACCATTGTTGCTTCAATGATGGAGTAGTAGCACTGGTTACCAATGCCAGTATCCATACCCGTAGCAAATGCTTTTATGCTGCGTAGTTCATATTTATTTTCATTTACTTGGACCTGCGTTGAAGGGGAATTACATAGGGTATTCCTTCGATCCTCTAGAGCGCCATAAAACCGCGCCGATGAATCAAAGTCAGTGCCCTTGGTATTCAATGAGGTATTGTACATCCCCACACAATGCTCTAACTCTTTCATGATATGCCAGCTCGACATTAATGCTGGATCTGTTGTTGCGACCTCTGTCTCTATGAATGAGCCATCATACAGCTCAATGCAAAAGAGTTTTGGTGTTATTGATTTAGCCATGATTATTTCTCCTCTTCTGTAAAGAATAGTTTTCCGGTTGATTTGATATGCCCTTCATTAACCCATCGCCTTACATCTTCCCAGGTGTAGTTGATGGTTGGAACTGGGACAAATGGAAGCTGTAATATCCTCCCATTTGCATCTGTGTGTATCGGGCAGTTAGCGCTACGTGAACACTGGTCGCCCGGTATTCTCGAAACCTTCCTGCCGTTACGAATGATGTAGCCGCGACGTTTTACTGTCCCGACACACCTTGGCGTTTTCCTCATTATTTGCCTCCCTCTTGTGGGATGTATGGTAGATTGACAATATCCCCGAATTGCAGGTTCAATGGATCTAGGTTTGGATTTAACTCAACTATTTGGTCAACTATATTTGAGGTACTATCACCACTACATAGTTGTTTGGCTATATCCCAATATGTTTGAGCTGCTGGTGTTACCATTGCCCGAGTACTAATACATGTAGCTTGTGAGCCTTCTATTAGCTCGGCCACACGGAAAAGTACTATTGGTATTGCAATTATTGCTAATAACGTCAAAATAAGACGTTGGGTTTTTGTAATATACATAGCTTTGCTTCTCCTTTGGTTGTTGGACATTATTGTCTTACCGCTTGTTACGGTTGGACTTTGAATTATGACCGTGCTTTGGTGCCAACTCGCCACTGTCTTTCCTGAGCAGTGTTGTTGATATTGACGGAACCATTAATGAATCATAGCCGTCATCGTAATCCACCAATGGGCTGTAGTTATCATCCTCCAACAATGGATCATAGCTATGGTATACGCCATTGCTAGCCATCCTCCCGATGAAAAAGTAGATTAATGCAAACATGATTAGCTTTTCCTTTCGTTTAGTCTATTCGATTGAATAAACATAGCAGTACACCAAGCGGAGGGCGCCTGATGTACTGTTAGCTTATTCAGCTATTTATTTGTCCAATGTAATAACTGGACGCGCAGTAAGATCAAGTGCTATTGAGTACACTTGACCACTACCACTCTCAGTGAGCAGAAGCGATCCGCGAGATACTTTCCAATCAATGATGTTCATGTTATTCATGATCATTTCACCATCGCTATTGGTTAATACTGCTTCAGTACTCCACTTCATCTGATTAATTGTTACGTTATTTTTGTTTGATGTTGCGTATTTGAATGTTGTCATTTTATTCACCCCCTTTCAAGGAGTTTAATTTATTAGGCTTATTTCTTTGCATTGACGATTAACTGTGTCTTTGCATTGCGCATGCCCATAACGCAGATCTGCACTGGGTATGGTGCTAGTACCCTTTCACCTCGGGTATTTAGCCACACGTTACTTGGCTGATTGCGCCAGTAATACTTATTGTTATTATCGCTCATATTATTCACCTCCCTCATTGTTTGTTGTGAACACATTTGCATTGATTACGCACAAGCCTTGGTCCGCGAACATGGCTAGGTTCTTATCCTCATCATCGATGGCGTGCGTGATATTGAATGTCTTCTTCAGCATGGTGTACATGGTGTGCTTGTACTTATGCGAGGCTATACCGCTATAGCGCATTGGGCGGTGGTACAGGGCGTCTACATATGGCCATACACCGATCTCCTTGAGCTTCTTTACTGTGTTCTTCTTGCATGTGACATCCCGTGCTGTCAGGAAGATGTTCTTGTACCCCATCAAGCTGAATGCTATGACCAAGCACACTGCCCCCTCTATTGGCCCTGCATCAAGGGTCTCATCATTCCATGCCATGGTACGCTCTGGTGCCCATCCTGGTGTTGCTGTTACTACGGTCCCGTCGATATCCCACAATATCCACTTCTGCTTACCCATGGTACCCTTATCCTCCTTGTTATTCATGACTATTCTCCCTCCCCTTCATCCTCTTCTTCTGCTGGTTCTTCTAGCATGCCCATGATGTACATATCCTCCAAGAAAGAGTCAATTTCTTTAGTGAAATTCTCCTCTACTTGTGCTATAACAATGTCAATGGCCATTAGGGTAACCTCATCCATAGAACACGCTGAATAATTAGAGGTAACTAGCCCCATATTATGGAGCCGTTTATTGATACGTTTCCATTCCTTACTGCTTGCCGTCATCTCTACCCCTTCTACATATAGATAGGCTATTTTCTTAGCTGTTAAATGGTTAAACATTCTCTTATTAGCACAGTTGATAAATTGCATAATTATTTCCTCACTTTCTTTGTTAGGACCCCCCATACCCGGGTGGGCTCGTTAAAATAAATAAATATCAATATATATTCACTATTACTGGTCCATATTTTTTCCTATATTTCCCCATATGTAGTTTTTTATATAGGTTTAGATAGGTTAAAGAATTTGTCAGTATCAAATTCCCTAAGAAATTCTCACTATGAATTTCCCCTAAAAATTTTCCTTCTATATTTACCCTATATAGAAATTCGGATAGAATTTGTCGTTATCAAATTCCGGAAAAGAAATAAATGTTGGTATAAAGGTTGTGAAGGGGGGAACATGCTGATATTCTATTCTTCACCATACAATACTCATAGACATTAAAAACATCCCACTAGTGCTTAGAATACAAAGGATAGAAAATGGCTAACAAGATAAAGATAGAAGATGATATTGATACAGATATGTATGAGGAGTATAATGGTTTAGATGTGGAGGACGATCAGTTCTACCAGTTTAATACTAAAACTTATTATGGAGCTAAAGCCATGTTGGGTGATGTCGAGAGTTATGACTTTGATAACTTCGGCTACGATGATTAGAAATTCTCAATTTGAATTTCCATTTAGAATTGTCTTTAGAACGTTAATATAAAAAAATTCCCCCCCGGTTAATACTGGGGGGGTTTTATATATGTCTATATAAGTATTATCGGATTAGAATTCCTGTTCTTGATTAGGATACTCATTGGGAAACTCACTAGGATCTATGGTCCATGTTCTTACTGATTCATCATTGGATAATCCTTGAATAATATCAAATTTGTTTTGTTCTGTCAGTTCCGCGATGTCATCAATCATATTCCATTGATCTATAGAAAAAACATTAAAATTTAGATTCCCAAAATTATCTGTATATACAGTGATCATATTGGGCTCTGATTCCCCATCATCGATTTCAGCGTCCATTAGATAGGCATGATCTTCATGGATATCATCACCGTATAGAATTTATAAATTGAAAAAGCTTTCTAAAAAATTCCATTAAAGCATCCAATCTATGGGATATTCTAATATAGTAATCTATTAAAAATAAAAAAAATAATTTCCGCCGGGAATTGGGGAAAATTATTGGATTACACTCTTAACGAAACTCTCTTCCCAGGTATCACCACAATCTCTACACTTAATAGAAAGACGTTCTGCTGTTTTATCTTTAGACCCAATCTTAGTAGTAGAATGATTAGGGGGGATAGAACACTCTGAACAAGATAGTGATTCGTAATCTATACTCATATATTATTTTTAGATTTAATCAATTCTACTAGCTTAGGATCTAACTTAAGTTTCTCTATCGCATTATCGCGACCTTGGGCAAAGTTCTCGCCATTCAAGTACACCCAAGCACCTTTTTGGGTAAAAATGTCTTGCCCAAGACCTAAATCGAACAAACAGCTATATTGATCTATTCCCTTACCATACAAAATATCAAATTCTGCAACTTTTAGAGGAGGGGCCATCTTATTCTTTATAATTTTAGCCTTAATTTTTACCCCATAAGCTTCACCTGCTTTATCCTTAAGATCTTCCTTTTTACGCAGATCGATACGCACTGAAGAAGCATATTTAAGGGCCATGCCACCCGGAGTTGTTTCTGGATTGCCAAACATTATTCCAATTTTACTTCTAAGTTGATTAATGAATACTAGAAGCGTTTTTGTCTCCGAAGCCGCCGAGACTAGCTTTCGCATCCCCTTGGCCATTAGACGAGCTTGTAGACCCATTTGAGAGGATTCCATCTCGCCTTCCAGCTCTGCTTTAGGGATAAGGCTGGCAACTGAATCTACAATGATAACTCCGACTTCTCCCGTACGGACAAGGCGGTCAACTATTTCTAGTGCTTGCTCACCATAATCGGGCTGAGAAAAAATAAGCGTATCTAGATTAACTCCAAGAGTCTGCATATAACTTGGATCTAATGCATGTTCGGCATCAATATATGCGCACCTTAAACCCATCTTTTGAGCCTCGGCTATAACTGCCAATGCAATGGTGGATTTACCTGAAGATTCGGGACCGTATATTTCAACGATACGACCTCTAGGAAGACCACCTATTCCTAGTATCTTGTCTAATGTTGGCGCACCAGTTGGAATTGATGGCCATTTTTCTATATTCGTGGAACCAAGAGTCATAATCGATCCGTGGCCAAACTGTCTTTCTAATTGAGCGATGACGACATCCAATGCCTTTGATTCATCCATGGATATATATTATCATACTTCCATGGAAAGAGCAGTCTTTACTTCTCTTATTTTGTCTATAATTTTGCTTTCAACAAACCTTAACTCAGATTGTGTTTGAGGTTCCTGCCCCAGCATTAGCTGTCTAATTTTTTCTCGTCCTTTTGTTAACTGTTTTAGATATTCTAGTGATGGCTTAATCTCTTTAGACATAATGATTACTCCTTTTCTGATGATATAATTGATGTACGGAATTATATACAGTTAGGAAACAAAATGCAACGCAGAATAGAACTTACAGATGATTTTTACAGAGCAGTATATTTACTCGAAAATAGATTTAACACTCCAACAGATTTACTAAAATATTGGGCATTCTCTGGACCGTGTGAAGAAAATCAGCCTAGTATAGAAAATATAAGAAACTTTGATAAATAACTTGACTGAGATAAAATAAAATAGTAGACTGGGATTTTACCCCCTACCCCCTACCCCCTTACTATATACATATATAAATAACTAATATGTATATATATAATAATATACTATATTAATATATAGTGAGTAAAATTAAAATTAATGATCGGAGCAAAATGAAAATTTATCAGATATATGTTCCTGATCTAAATGCCTATGTAAAATATAAGGTCCTTGAACCAGAGGAAATAGAATCATTCACATCTCAATTAGATTCTAGAACAGAAAAAGAACGTAGACGAAAAGTATTACAGTATGTAATATTTAATCTTAAAACAGAAATATCGCAAGCGCTAGGAATAATGCTAAGACCCGATGCTGAAAGATGTGTAGAGGCACTATATACCGGCTGTGTGATGCTTAATCCACGGATTAGATATTGATTATTGGGTCGCTATTGCCTATTCATATGGTATTGAGGATTATGATTTATCGACAGATCGTAACTTTGAAGAAATAAAAAATTTATTAACTAGAACAAAAGGCTCTAAAGGATCTGCAAAAAATAAAGACAAAAGTGCAGTACCCAAAAAACTATCTAAGCAAAAATTTTTAGGATTAGAACATAATCTCGGTAGTCGCATTGTCGGACAAGATGAAGCTATACGTGTAATCTGTGAAGCATTATTAAGATCACAAGTTGGTTTAAATGATGAAAATAGACCTTTGGGTGTATTCCTTTTTGCGGGCGCATCAGGTGTGGGAAAAACACACTTAGCTAGAACATTACACGAATATCTTTTTTCTTCAGAATATCCAATGGTAAGAATAGATTGTGGAGAATACCAACAAAAACATGAAAATCAAAAACTAATAGGTTCACCTCCTCGGATATGTTGGCCATGATGAAGGTGGTCAGTTAGTAAATCAAATCCAAAAAAATCCTAACTCAGTTGTTTTAATTGATGAAGTTGAAAAAGCCCACCCAGATATTTGGAATACTTTTTTGAGAGTATTCGATGAAGGTATGATTACTGATGGTAAGGGCACAGCAGTAGATTTTAGAAATACAATAATAATAATGACAACTAATTTGGGCAATGATAAAACAGTAGATCATATGATTGGTTCTGGAACAGGTTTTAACAAAAATGTGAATTACCAAAAGGGAACAACCGTAATACCATCTAAATCAATGGTAGAAAGAAATACACTTGATGCCGTTAGAAAATACTTTAGACCAGAACTTTTGAATAGGATAGATAAAACAATAATATTCAACCATCTAACAAGAGCAAACTGTGAACATATAGCCGAACTAGAAATGCAAATTATTTCTAATAAATTAAATAAAAAGGGTTTTAATATTGAGTATAATCAAAATGTTATAGATGGACTGATAGAAAAGGGTATAGATACAATCAAGGGCGCAAGAGGATTAGCGCAAATCCGCAGAGATGGGATCGAAACATCAATAGCCAAGACTCTAATAAGTTCGACAGTACCTAAGGGAACAATCTTTAATATAGACTATTTTGACGATGATTTTCATTTTAAAGTAGTAAAACCGATAAAGAAAGTAAATGTAGTATAATTGCAGCATTACTATTATTATTGATAATATTAACATTGGGAAATTTTAAGCATAAAGGAACGAGGGAACACTAACATGCCAGATGGATCTGATTCAAGATTATCATCCGCGGTGGCACGTGGAAAAACTAGTGGTAGATCTATTGGCGGAAAAATTAGAAAGTACCCCGGAAGATCAGCAGCCATTGCAGCAGGCGCTATAGGTGGATATGGGATGTTAAGGGGGCGTAGAGGGTCTGGCACTGGAAGTAGAGTCCCAGGAGCACAAAAAGGAATAAGGAACTACTAATATGCCACCTGGAATTGGTTATGGTCGACGCGTATTAAATAAAATGGGTTTAGGCCCAGAAGCTATTGGGAAACACATGTCGGGCGGGAGTAGAAGCGCAAGAAGACACAGTATGATTGCCGAGAGAGGGTTAGCCCGTAGTCGGATATGCTAGTTCCCTTAGTTCTGGATCAAAATGGGAAAGAGATAGACTAACACACTTGGAAGCCGTTAAGGTTGCCTCCTCAAGAAGGAGAACCCAAGTTGGGGCGAGGTATGCAGCGGGGGGTATAGGTTTAGGTAGTATGGGCATGTATAATAATAGAAACCAGCAAAGAGCAGCACCAAGACCAATGACAAGAGCTAGACCAGGATCAGGAAGAAATCCATAAGAAATAGAAAAGGTAATATGATGAATGATTGGAAAAATTATACAGATGTTAATGGTGGTTTTCAACTAGCAAATTTTTTATATAAAAATATAAATGAACTTATGAAAAATTCTTTAGATATGGGAACATTATTATCTACAGATTCTCAAAAATTGAGAGCATATAAAGAGCAGACAAAAAAGCTATTCAAGAGTAAATGGTTGAATATAGCTGACGCATTAGAATATTTTGACATTTTAGAAAAATGCCCTTGTTACACCGACAATACTGAACCCTATTGTGAGATTTGTAAAGGCGCAAGATATAAAATATCATCATATTTATCTCCAGACGAACTTAGGGAGATAAATACATTTGTGCATACAACCATCAATGATGAAACCGAGGGGAAACTTCAAAGGGGTTTAATGAAACTGCTAGGAGAGATCTGATGTGTTGTGCCCACGATGTGCATCAAATCTTGATTTAATTAATAAAGAACAGTATGTTGAATACTATAATTCTGTTATAATTACTAAAGAAGAATATTTTTGCAGTCGATGTCGAAGTGCTTTAATAGAGACGTGGAAAGATGAAAATTTTTACAGTTCTGATTGGATAGATTTTAATGGCTAATATAGAAAAATTTGAAGATAAAGATAAGTTTTTAAAACAGTTTGAGAATTTACGCCCAGATTTATTTTTCCCCGATGAATGGTCAGATGAAGATAAGGCAAAAGCTGTTGAACTAATTCGTCCTCAAAAAACTAGAACAAGTATGTTCTCATCTATCCCTATGAATTGCGAAGCAGAGCGATGTATATTTGCCCGGTACTTGTCCATTACACAAGGTAAACTTAGCCCCTAAAGGAAAGCCATGTCCCATAGAGATGGCAATGGTTTCTCAATTTACACTCGAATATATGGAACAATTAGATGTGCATGAAGAGAACTTGGTAGAAGTTTCTATGATTAGAGATTTAGTGGATCAAGAAGTTCAATATCTTCGCAAAACAAAACTCCTTGCTAAAGAGCATTTTATCCAAGAAAATATTATTGGGATAGATACGCATGGCAATCCTATTATGAAAAAAGAATTACATTTAGCGGTTGAATTAGAAGACAGATTACATAAAAGAAAAAAAGATCTTCGCAATCAACTGCTTGCCACAAGAGAGGCAAAAGCTAAAGTGGGCCAGATGCAGATGGATAGCGCGCAGGCAATTTCAGATATAATGTATAAAGTCCAAGCAGTCCAAATACAAAAAGAAAAAATATTAAGACAGAAACTTGGGACATATGAAGTTGATGACTATATCGAAGCACAGACGATTAATCAATTAGAAACTCCTTTAGATGAAGTCGACTAATAATTTCGGAGAACATTTATCCAGAGCACTTGCAGGACCCTTAAGAGGTTCAGGGGCAAAGGCAGGTGGAGTTTTTACTCAAAAAATTTCTACGGATATTGCGGATGATATATATGGTACTGGAAAAGCTTTTCTTGATAGGTATACAGATTTTGAGAAAAGATATCAAAGCGCGCTAAATACTCACTTAGATCCCTCAAAAGTTGCCGGCGTAGATATAGATTTTTTGCGTAGTGGTGGATCAATAAATCTTAATGTTTTAGAAGCAAATATAGGGAATGAATTTAGAAGAGTATATACCGAAGATATTCTCAGAATCCCTAAAATATTTCAGAAGCATGGTGCGCCTGGTATACAGCTGCCTTCCTCTAACCTATATAGGCTATCTACAAAGTATGCCACTGAAACCGCGGAACGGATTAGTTAACCCCGCTCAAGTATTATTAAATAGATCAATATTCAATGTTGATGCAAGCAGAGGGCGGTCTTGATGCATTTAATGTGGGTACTTCAAACCTAATGAGTTCACGAGTGCTTAGGCAAATGTTTGACGTAAACGAAAGAACTGGTAAAACAACATTAAGAAATATATCTGATGTATTAGGCACTAGGGGCGTAACTATGTTAGACGTAGAAACATCTGGGATATTTAGAGGTTCGCAAATAGTACAAATGGCCACAGCAGATATATCTAGTTCCGGGAAAATAACTTCAGGTATTAATATGAGTTTTCAGTCTGAGCAATTGGGTGGGATGATGTATGGAGAGGGTAGGCCTTTTAGTGAATTGTTTGGAGCCGGAGTAAAACCAGTAGATGTTATTTCTTCTGCTAATGGAGGAAAAGATTTCTTAGATAGATCAACAAAGTTGATAAATGATTTAATCAAAAAAGATAATGTTATTATGGGGCATAATATAAATTTTGATATTGAAAAACTTACATCCACAATGAAACAAATGGGTGGATATTCTAATCACAAAGGCGCGCAAAGTGCAGTTGATACACTGTTGACGAGAATCAGCGATGGTACAACTACGATAGTAGATACGTTAGAATATAACAGGGCTTATATGAATGATCTGACAAATCAAGCAGTTGAGAAAGAAATGGCTGGGAAAATTTTTTCATCTCCGGCAGAAAGGGATCTAGAAATGGGGAAACTACATAGAAGATATATGTATTCTCCAGAAACAATGGCGGATACAAGGATAGGCGGTGGAGCAGTATCTGCATCGGTGGAGGCAATAACTCTTAATACGGATATAACAGCAAGAATAGTAAGAGATGCAAGGGCCGGCGATGAATCGGCACAGGTGTTACTTGCTAAATTAACAGGAGCTGGCGAAGGCTCCCACTTAGCAGACGCCGACGTATTGTTACAATCATATATAAATAAATATACAACAATTTCAGATCCATCTGAAAGATTGCAATTGGGGAGAAATGATAAAGGGGGAAGAAGCGCAGTGTACACGGCACTGTCCAAGGAGGACAGGTTAATAGCTGATGAGATGAGATCTACTGTATACAAATCTAGTGCCTTGGTTCCAACAAAAAATATAGCAAATGTTAAACACTTGTCCAAACAGGCGCTCGACTATGCAGCAAGTGATGCCGGTCTTCAGGGAGTAGTCTTTTCCTATCAAACTAAAGCGGAGGAAGGAAAGGGGATTCTTGGTAATATAAGATATGATAAGGAAGAAGAAAGATTTGTAAGAGAAACTTCTGAAGGCACTAAAAGATACGTTGGAGGAAGAGGTAAATTAATAGATGCATTAAGTGGGAAGGGGGGCAGAATAGGTGTTAGAAACTTCGGTATAACTTATGCAGAAAATAGTGGGGCATTAGAAATAGGAAAACTTATGTCTCATATATCAAGTGTATCTGAAAACCTAACTTCAGAAAATATTTTGGGATCTATAGGAAATATATATAGTAATTTTTCTTCTGAACAGTCTTTATCTGAAAAAATAAAAATAGCATTTTCTGGTAGATCCGATATAACCAATTTTAATGTTGGCTTTAATCAGAACACAACAGAAGCTTACATGGCTGGAGCTATGAGGACAGCAGAAGCTGGTGCAAGAGTAGGCGGACCATATAATTTCTTAGATACTAGAAGTAAAGTATTTAATACAATTATGGCAGAAGGCACTCAACAAAATGCAGAAGCAGCAAGGCTAGATTTAAGGGCAAGAATGTCTAAAGAGGGAATATCAGATATAGAAAAAGAAAGTCTTGAAAAACAAATAAAATCTTTAAGTTATGCTTCTGATATGGATATTTTTACAGAAACAGGAATATCTCATTTTAAAAAACAGAAAGAATTTGTAGATATTTTTAAGCGCGGCGCAGACGGGACTTTAGGAACCAGATCTAAAACTATACTCCCCGCAGAAATACTGCAAAGTACACTGGAAAATATGGGCAGAAAAGTAGAAGAAGGTGTATTATCATACAGCATCTCAAATAGAAAAGATGGAGACCTTATTAACTTACTTTGGAGTCTAGGATCCGACGCAAAGACAAAAGACTACGTGCCTATTGCAAGACAATTAATTGATGATTCTATAAGGGGGATTGGCGAAAATACAGCTGATGATCTAGTTGCTGGACAGTTAAATAGAATGGGGATGCATTTTGACTCCATAATAAAAACTGGTATGTCTGATGGGCGTACAAGAGATCAAGTACTCGGTGAGGTAACGGAGATGTTAGCTGAACACATGCAGCAGAATGGAATAGTATATGGGTTTCAGGGTGGCGAAGAAGCCACTAGAACTATTTCAAATTTAGCAAGAGCAGGCTTTGAACTGGAAAATGAAAGAAGAGTGACACAAGTCGCAGGTCATTTAGACTTTATTGGAGACACTATCAGGGTTGGAGCTTCAGTTGACGCAAAGGCAATGGCTATTAGCGAAATGGCAATTGGTGGTATATCAGAACCTACAATGAAAGCAGCGAATAGAGACGCTATACCACATCTAAATAGAATGGCAGAAAAAATAAATGAACTTGGGATTGGGGGTAGGGCTAGACAGAAAATGACTAGAGCAAAAATGGGGGGTGAAGCTAGTTCTGTATTATCTTTCTTTGTTGGACATAAACCCCAAGTTTATGGAACAGCTGGGGCTATAGTCGGAGCTGGAGCGGCTTACTATATGTATAAGAGATATAAGAGTAATCAAATTTATAATGAAACAATGGATCAGCAACCGGAAGAAAATTATTCTCCCGCAAAAATGATGTCAGATACATCTAGTTCAAATATTAGTTCTTCTTCATTCAGATCAGATTCTTTATCTACAGCAGGTGTTGTCGGCGAATTAAATAGAAATAAGATTAATCATTATAGGATGGGCCCGAATAAAAATGCCCACCTATTCGGAGGATAATAAATGGGTATTCTAAATATTGGAACAGAGGTTTTAAAAAATCCTGGGACTAAATTAGCTCTTGGTGCAATTGGTTTAGCGGGGGTAGCAAAGGGAATTGGTTCTTCCGCAAAAGAAGCTGCTTTAGACACAGCATTTGGAGACCCATATGCCGACGAAGCTTTTATGGGTAGGCCTATGTCCCCCGGTTTTTTGGCTGGGGCTGGTTTGGGTGGGACTGCAGGTGCAGTAGGCTTGGGTGTAGGAGCATTAGCAGTAGGTGGTCTAATAGGTGGTGGAGCAGCAGCAAAGTTAATATCAAAGGGGACTAAGAATAGAGCAGCAGCTATAATTGGGGCTGGTGCAGTGGGCGCAGCAGTGGGCGCAGCATCAGGGCCTCTGAAGGAATCTTATGACATATATGGACCTGGCCCTAGCGTAGGAGTACAAGCCGCTGCGACTGGTGTTATGGGTACTGCGGGTGGTGCTATTGGTGGACTAATAGGATCAAAATGGGGTAAAAAGGGAGCCTTAATTGGTGGAGGTATAGGTGCGACTATTGGTGGCTTAGGTGGGGCGGCATCGGTCCCTGCTGCAACTCTAGGGAGAATAAGAAGTAACCAGAGCACTCTTCGTACCGGCCCCAACAACACCTCACTGCTAACCGCCGAGAATCTAAATGCTAGTGGGAACATAGTGCTCGGAATGCATAATTCAAGAAGGGGTTATTAACAGTGATAAATCTTAATCCAGCTATGCCAACTCCATATGAACCTGAACAGCTAGGGCCAAACGCACTATTTGGTATTGGGGAACATATACCGGGAATAACTACGGGTATTGCTTTCCAAGCGGGTAGATCTTCTAGAACAATTATGGCCGGCGGTGGCTTTATGGATGATGTCACCGGGCGCAGAGCAGGGAGAGCGGCTCAAAAATATGGTGGCTTTAGAAAGGGGGCAATGACTTTAGCCGAAGGAGATATGAATACTGGCAAACAATTTATGAACTTTGGCAGATTAAACAGGCGTTCAAAAATGGCGGCAAAAGCGGGCGCCAATCCAATAGGTTATGGGGCAAGGGTTAATACACTTACAGCAAGGCCTAGAGCCTTAGGGAGAATCAGTAGTCTTAGTGCACTTACAAATGAGGGGGGTACATATACTTATGCTCAAGGGTTAAGATCAATCGGAAAGCAAAGGTTTGGCCCTTTAGGTAAGTTGGCTGAAACAGTCGGAGCTGCCAAGGGAGAAAATATATTGGGTCCAGGTCTTTTTGGCTCAATTATTACTGGGGGAAAAGCAAATAATTTAGAAAGACAAGCCCTTAAAGGGAATGCAAAAGCACTTGCAAAATTAAAAAAACTTGATGTTGGGATTGAAAGATTGGCCAGAACAAATACTCCACAGGGATTTGCGAATGCCGCACGTTTTCCCGTAGGCACAAGTGCCGCGCGCATTGGTGCAGATACAGGGTATATGGTGGGTATGGGTATATCAACACCTGCAGAAAGATTAGCTGTAGGAAGAGCTCTGCACAGTGAAATAAGAGGAGCTCAGACTATAATGGGGTTAAGTGGAACAGTTTCCGAAGTGGGCACTAGGGGTAATCTTCTAGCTTCTTCAATGGCGGGTGCGGGGACCAGATATATGGCCGGATATGTTAGGGGGGCAACTGGTTTTGCAGGAATAGCTGGTTTATCCGGAGCCGCCGAACAAGGAGCTAAAAAAGCCGTAACACAGTTTGCCGGGCTATTAGGAGAAGAAGGCTTTCTTGGAAGAAGTGGAGCAAAGTATGTTGGGGAAAAGGGAGCTCAAACTTTATTACAAGGAAGTCTCTTTAAAGAAATGGGGATTAAGGGTATTGGCGAAGCTTTAATGACTAAGAGCGGAGCTAAAGTTTTGGGAGCTAGAGGGCTTGCTATGGCGCTGCCTGGGATAAATCTTTTGGCGACTGCAAGTATAATCTATGATATAGGTAAAATGGGTGGCGTGGCGATTAAAAGTGGTATAAACTTAGCTAGAGACGCAGAAAAATCATTACAGGGATCATTTAACAAACCTATGTTTGGGATGGGATACAGAGATACTGAGGCAGCCGCGACCTCTAGATCTAGAGGTGTAATGGCAATACAAAACTCTAGACTTAATGCTAGGAGTGCACTTGGGAATGAAGCGGGCATGATGGCGGCCCATTTCGGGTAAATATGATAAATAAAACTAAAGAATTTAGAAAAAAAATAGAAAAACTTTCTAGAGAAGATCTTTTAGAAATAATAAAAGATCAAGATATAGAGCTGTCTAAACAAATATCTAGAATAGAATGGGTTTTTGAAAATAAACTAAGACACATTAATTGGCCTGATGGTACACCAATAATTGAAAGAAAGCTAACCAATAGAGAACTTGCATTATTGGTTGATGAACCGTTCGAAATTGATAAAGAGCTTCTTGATCTAGGAATTTCCGGGGAACATCAAAGGCAAATGCATATTGCTAAAGATCCAGTTATGTGGGCAAGACATTTTCTTCAGGTTCAACTTAGAGTATATCAAATACTAATTTTAAGAGATCCTTCTCTTAGAAAGGTATTAAGAGCTGGTCGTCGTCTACGGAAAAACATTTACACTAGCTATAACGCTACTCCATTATAGTTATACTCACAAAGAGGGCCGATGCCTAGTCATTGCGCCAATGAAAACTCAGGTAGAATTAATATATCAAGAAATTTCTCGCATTGCAACAAAAAATGCGGTTGTTATAAATTCAATAACAAGAAAAGTAACTAGTCCTCAATTTATGATGGAATTTTCTAACGGTTCAACAATAAGATTTTTTACATCAGGTATGCGTTCTGGGGGTAAGTCTGACGTAGCTCGTGGTCAAGAAGCCCATGTAATTGTTCTTGACGAAATGGACTATATGCATGTAGACGACCTCGACGCACTATACGCGATGCTTCAAAAGACATCAGAAGATCAAGAGGATAAAATGATGATCGGGGCTTCTACCCCAACTGGTAGAAGGGAAAAATTTTGGGAGTGGTGTAGATCAGAGAGATTCCAAGAATTCTGGTTTCCATCGTATTGCTTTGATAGGGCTACTTTGATCACAATGGCTGATGGATCTTTTAAGGAAATACATTTAATAGAAAAAGACGATTATGTTTTAACAGAAAGTGGATCTCAAAAAGTATTAAAAATATTTGAAAGAGATTTTGTTGGTGATATATATAAAATTAAAACGTATGGAGATAATACTGAAGTAATAGTTACTGGAGAACACCCATTTAGCACAGCAAAAAGAGTTAGAAGGCAAAAAATATATAATTGGGAATGGGTTAAAGTAAGGAATCTAGAGCTTTCAAAATGGAGAAATACAAATTCTGGGGACTTAATTAGATCTATTATTGATGTAGAGGAGAAGGAATTTAATATTGATCTTTTAGAGATCTTTAAAAATATTTTATTTGAGAATAAACCAGGAAGAGTACAACTTGTTAAAAATGAGAAAAAAGGAAGAAAAATAGTTAATGATTTTCCAAGATATATTTCTTCAAAAAATGAAGATTTGGCAATATTAATTGGTTGGTATTTAGCCGAAGGACACTTAGAAGCAAAAGATAAGGAAGGTAACTATAGGGCTGCTGGTTGGACTCTGAATAGTAAAGAAGATGAATTTATTGATCTTATCGAGGAATCTCTTAATAATCTTTCTGCTGGCACTCTTAGCAGGACATATAGAAAAGACCATAATGCAGTATGTCTAAGGGTTACCAATGCGCCACTTGCATTGTTATTAGATTATTTATGTGGAAGAAACTCTTTAGAGAAACAAATCCATCCAATTCTAATGAAAGCTCCTATTAAATTCCAAGAAAAAATGATATTATCATATGCTGATGGAGATGGCTATGTAAATAAAGGGTTGAATATTATATTCAGAACATCTTCTAGAATTTTGGCAAAACAAACTCAAACTATATGTGCAAGAATTAATGGATTTTTACCAAGTATATCTGCTAACGAAGAGGCGGAACGTATTATTAGTAAAAAATACCTTGCGTATAAGATGGCTAAGTCTTATGCAGTTGATTGGGATGTTTCTGGTAAAAAAACTATGTTAGGTAAAAAGAAAATAGATAATCAAAGTTATGCTTTATTGTTATCGGGCAAAACAACTACACAATATGAAGGCACTGTATATAATTTTGAAGTTGAGAATACCAATTCCTATATAGCGAATGGGCTATTGGTTCATAACTGTAATCCTTTTTTTTCAAAAGAACAAGAAGATGAATTTAGAGAACAGTATACAGAAATGGGTTATCGTCATGAAATTGAGGCGGATTGGGGAGAAGATTCAGAGGGTGTTTATCCAAGAAAATATGTTGATAAAGCTTTTATAGAACCATCTTGGGATTATAACGCAGAGATAACTTCAGCTAGATCGTTCCATATTATTGGGGTTGATTGGGATAAATATGGAGCAGGAACAAATATCGTTATTGTAGAAGTCTGCGCAGAAAATTATGAAGACGAAAGATTCAGGGGGAAGTGTAGAGTTTCATATAGAGAAGAAATTGATAAATCTGAATATACTTTGACTAAAGCAGTTGATAGGATAATCCAGTTAAATGAAATATTTAAACCAAGACACATTTATGTTGATAGAGGTTTTGGTGAAGTCCAAGTTGAACTACTGCATAAATATGGTGTTGAAAATCCTAGATCAAATCTTAGAGAAAGAGTAAAGGGAGTTTCATTCGCCGAATCAGTCGAGGTTAGAGACCCATATACTAAAATGTTAATTAAAAAAGAAATGAAACCATATATGGTTGATAATGTCCGTCAATTTTTAGAAAAGGAAAGAATCCTTTGTTCACAATCTGACGAAGAACTTTATATGCAATTAATATCCTATATAGTTATAAGAACAACTCAAACTGGTAGACCAATTTTTGAAGCAAGCGGCAGTGCGATGGATCATGCACACGATGCCCTCATGTTAGCTTTGCTAGCCGTTACTCAAAATTATGGTGAGTTCTCTATGACAAACTATGCTACAAAAACCGAAACTTTTTCTAATGACTTTTATATGCCTAATACAAAAACTGTGAAAGATGAAGATGTCGAACCTAAATACGCAATAATTGGGAGGGCTGCAAAGCTATCTCCAGCAAAATTTACTAGAAAAAGTTCTTCTGGTAAAAAAAATAGTAGAAAGATGTTTTAAATAAAATATGGCCGTGAATAATATACAAAAAGATCAGAGTGCAGATCAGTCTATATTTAATAAATATAAGTCGGATGTATCTTTTTTTAACGAAACCAATAACGAGGATGCTGGTACAAAAGCATATATTAACGCTACAGCTATGGACAAAAGTCAGTCGTTATCTCCAGACTATAGGCCAAACTTAAATATTTTAAAAAAACAATCATTCCAAATATTTAATTATATAAATGAAACAATAACATCTATAGAACAAATTTTATTCAAAATATATTTAAATCAAACAATAACTTCAGACCTATCAGAAACACACAGTAAATTATGGGAGGAAATACGTAAATATAATGATATATCTTTGCCCGAACCGGACTTTGTAAGTTTTGAGGAATATAAATATGCAGAAAGGTCGATGTCTACTATCGCTCGAAGATTTATATCTGAATTTAACCAAGTTTGCTCCCAAAGTGTATTTTCCTATTTATTAAATTTTAGAAGCTTATTAAAAGCAATGTTAAATGAAGCATATTATATCAAAAACTTTTTAATAGTAAATTTCCAGGAGGAATATGAAGACGATTCACAAAAGCAAGTCGCAATTCAATTCGACGCATGGGCAAAAGTTGCATCACAATGCACGAAGCGCATTGTCGAATCGATCACATCATCACCATCAGAAATACCAATTTCCGAGTTGGGTAAAGTTACTGAAAAGCAAGCCGTTGAATTCCAAACATTTTTTTCGATCAGACTAGAAGCTATAAATGAAGAAGTTGTTAATCTCCTAAATAATCTTAAAAGAGAATATGTAGATAATTGTAGTATTTTTTATGATAGATATTTAAAACAAACATTAAATTTTAAAATAAACATAGTATCTCCTATGGAACTAAATTATTATACAACAACATTTTCCACAGCATGTCCTAGTCTTACTGGGGAACTAATGATCGCTACGAATGTTATGAATGCAAACTTTGGTATGGTTTTGAGTGATTTAATCCAAAGAAATAATATTATTAAATCTAAGATCGAAAAGGTATTTGATTTGGTTAGTCAAAAAAGAAAGTATTCAAATTATATTTTTCAACTTTCATTTAAAGGTAAAAGTAAAAAAATAATTATTAAAAAAGTGGTAGAAGATACATATTCTTCAATTTATAAAAAATCATATATAAATTATAATGAACAAAGTGATCTAACATCTGATCATGGTAATCTTGATGGTTTAGACAAAGATCATCATCCTCAATACTTACTTAGAGACGGTGGTTTAATAACTGGAGATATTATTCTTGAAAAAGATATTAAAATTGACGGGATTTCACCTTCAAAACATTTACATACTGGTATCGATGGAAGCCAAAGAATAAAATCTACAGATATTGATTATGAAACTCCAAGAAAAGAAAAAACAATAGATACACCAGCTCCTGTATCATTAGAAGTTTCCAGTATAAAAATTGATATTACCGAAGGTGGAACTCCTATCGTAGAAGCGATTCTAGATATAGAAACAAAGGAAAATGATATTTATAATTATGAATATGAAATTTCTATATATGAGGTTTAATTATGGCTTGGTTTAGATATAAAGATTTAGACAGTGAAGATGTCTATCCTAACTTAAGGCGAAGGATTAATTTTCCTATTCCAAAAGAAAATATATTAAAAGATTCTTGGCTATTTGTAGATGTAAGTGGTCTAAATATAGATATGTTTTCTACTTTAGTATTAAGTAATAATGTATATGTAAAAAGTGAAAATTCAGAACCAGATTCATATATAGTTGTTTATGAAGATAATCTTCATGATAATTATTTTTTTACTCCAGTAATAACTCAGCTAGTGGGTACTATTCTATATTTCAAAGCTGCAGAAGATCATAATAAAGATTCAGGTATAAATAAGGGTTATAGTTTATATTATAAAACTAATAATCTAAAATTAATAAAAAAGAACTCAACCTCAGTCTATCAAAACTCCGAAGAATCTCTAGCACAATTTTTAAGCTCTGAAGAAGATGTAGATATAGCGTCCTATATTAGAAGCCCAAATTTGGGGGGACATTACAATATGTCCTTTATGAATGCGGGGGTAGATTGGGATGATGGTATTTCCCAAAATACGGGGGCATCTTTAATAGGTACTTTTACTGGACCAAATTTTAATCTATATTGTAATAAAGATTCATCATATGGAAAATTTAAAATAAGATTTCTTTCTTATGATGAAGAAAACAAAGTTGTGTTAGACTGGCAAGAAATAGACTTATACAGTCAGATACTACAGGTGGATAGTCTAGTTTTTTCTAAAACAGATCTTCTATATAAAAAATATGTTTTTGAAATAGTTGCTAATTATGAAAAAAATATACTATCTTCTAATGGAAGAATAAATATTAAAAACTATAAATTTACCTTAGATAATTCTTTATCTTTGCAGAAAGAAGAAATTAGTTCTTCATTATTGGGAACAATAATGGAAGTGAGGCAGTAATGGCAATTGTAAAAAGAAAAATAGGAAATTTAAAACCAGGAAAAAGTTATCTTATTAATGTGCGTACTAAAAATCCAGATTTAAATATTTATTCCGATAGTACTAGCTCCATTATTGTCACTATGCCCAAAGATGCCACGATACCCTCGGATATAAAAAATCTTGCACTTTACGCATCATTCCAGAATGTTATGTTCACATTTGATGCTATTAGTGATGTAGACTTTGAAACTTTTGAGTATGAGCTTTACCCCGATGCGGCAGGAGTGGAAGATAAAACATCATCCGGTTTTAATCCAGCTAATGTATTTACTGTAGCAGTTCCCAATAGCACTGATACAGTAGCTAAATCTTATTGGGGCAGGGTTCGTGGAATAGACACCACAGGTAATGTTGGTGTATGGACAGCCTTGACTCAGACTGATACCGATACACCACTGATAGATAGTCAATATGTTAGTAGTCTAACCGCTAGTAAAATTACGGCAGGAACTATTGGTTCTCATGAAATTATATTAAATGGTATTAATTCAGTATTAAAATCTAGTAATTACTTGGCGGCAGATGCGACAAGCGGAGGGTTTGGTTGGAAAATTGATGGAGCTGGTGGGGCAGTATTTAATGAAGCTAGTATTAGATCTAAGTTAGATATTGGTGAAGATTTAGGGACAACTGATGAGACGTCATTCCATGTGGATGTAGAGGGGAAT